ACTGGCAACATATTAGTAGATAAAATTTTAGACAAATATAAGAATAATATTTCCAAGCCCTGGGTGTTGTAATGGATCTATGTGAAGAGACAGACTTCATGTATCCAATGAAGGCAGATGTTTACTATCCACTAGTTGAGCAGGGAACTTATGGAAATGTTAAAAAAACTTGGGTTTTTAATAAGACAGTGGTTTGTAATTTTTCAAAAGATGGCACGGTAGATGAAGAAGTAAAGCCAAATGTAAACATAATATTAAAGAAAGTCTTAGTGGGAAGAACAAAGAAAGATATTCGTTTTTCTGAAGAGAATATACCAGATGCAATAACAAACGTTATTGTTACAAATATTAGAACAAAAAACGATGTTCCCCTATATGTAGAGACTTCTGGAACAAGGGCTGGAAAGTCAACAATATATGAGATTGAATCTCAATCACCAATCATAGGTCCATTTGGAGATCCAGACTACTATGCCTTAGTAATCCGCCGTTCAGAGAATCAGGCATCAGACATATGATGAAGATGGCAATTAATAGTACCCAGTTTAGAAAAGATATGAATAATATAATTGATTACTCTTTTGGATACCTAGATGGTGTTCATGCTGGAAAGGTTGAATTTTTTCACAGCCTTGGTTTAAACATTTCAGAAATGCTACAAAAATATATTGACTCAAATGCAAGGGTAAATCCACAAGCACTAAACCATATATATGAATGGTATCAAGTGGGAAGTCCAAATGCAAGACTATACGACATAAAATATACAGTAAGTAATCTAGGGCTATCATTTATAACAAATTTTAAACAATCATCATCACTAAAAGAAGGATCAAACGTACCTTTTTATGACAAAGCAAGAATAATGGAAGAGGGAATACCAGTAGTAATTACCCCAAGAAATTCTGATGTGCTTGTATTTGAACAAGACGGAGAAACAATATTTACTAAAAATAGTGTTAATGTAAATAACCCTGGCGGAGACGCAACAACAGGAGCATTTGAAAAAGTAATAGATTCTTTCTTTACAAAATATTTTACACAAGCATTTTTAAGATCAAGCGGTATATCTCAATACTTAGAAAATCCAGTACTATATAAAAAGAACCTAACAGCAGGAAAGAAATCAGGAAGATCAAAGGGAAGAGATGTAGGATATAGATGGATAGCAAATGCGGGGTTACTAAATGGCTAATACAGACTTATTAAATACTCCATTGTTATGGATCAACAAGTATCTACAGTCACAACTAAGTGAAAGCCTAGGGTATGTAACCCCGTTTTTCCCACCTTCTCCATTTAATATTGACGACCTTACAGAAAAATGGATGGTCTTAAATAATCAAAATACACCAGTTAGCAATGGGGTCGCCTGCACATGGGACAGACTTGTAAAAATGAATAGAAGTGCATTTCCACATATTAAAGGTGAGCAGATATTATACTATTTTTATGGACTTGGAGAAGACTCTATTCCAACTATGATCCAGACACAGGAGGCTGTTTTAAGGCTTCTTGACCGTGGAGACGAGTCTGCACAGGAATTAAACGCCTGGTGTGCCAATAGAAAGATTAGGCTGGACGATGGAAGCACGGTAGACAATATGTTCTTATTTCACAGTTTTAAGGTATACCAACTAGAAGAAACAAGAGACATTATTGACTTTGGAACAGCCCGTACCTATGGTGGAAACAAAATTATTATTGACTTTGAGTACCACCAAAAGACAGCACTGACAAACCATGACTGGGCACCTGAAGCAAGACTTTCAAATGCAAATAAAATAATCATATAAAACAATGTTATAATTATGGCTGAGGAAACAAAAAACGCCAAAACAACTTAATATCTATTTTAAGGAAGAGGTGAATAAATGGCATATAGTCGTGGAACATCGACCAACATTATCGTTGGTGCAGCAGCGCTTTTCGTTGCAGATACAACCCTAACGCCAGGTACAATGGCCGCTTTTGTAAACGGTGAATCATACAAAGAAACTTTGGCTGATAACGCTGCTTACGACAACGTAGGTTATACCATGAACGGTCTTGAAATGCAGTTCCAACCAGACTTCGGTGAAGTCCAGGTAGACCAGATTCTTGACGTTGCTAAACTTTATAAGCAGGGCATGCAGGTTAATCTTGCAACTGCTTTTGCTGAGGCTACTCTAGAGAACTTGCTTCTCGCATTGGCAGCCAACTCAGATGATCTATCTGGAAACAAGTTGACATCAGCAGGAAAGACATTAAATCTTTCTGCAGGTGACATCGGTGAGTGTCCAGTAGAGCGTGCTATCTGTGCTGTTGGACCAGGAACAGGTGATTGTGCAGACTCTCCATACATTGAGCGTGTCTACACAGCATACCGTGCTTTGTCTATTGAAAATGTAACAGTATCAGCAAAGCGTGATGAGGCTTCAATGTTTGAAGTTTCATTCCGTCTACTACCAGAGGACGCTTCTGGATCATACGGTAAGATCGTTGACCGTACTTGGGCATCAAACTCAATTTAATATAAACTGACAACTGGCCCACTCCCTTAACTGGGGGTGGGCTTTTTGTTTGTGGTAAAATTGATAAGATGGCAACAAGAATATATAAATCCGACATTATTACATTAATGGATGGTGAACAGATAGAAATTTATCCTCTCAAGATTAAGTATCTTAGAGAGTTTATGGAAGCATTCCATTTAATAAAAGAATCAAAAAATGATCTTGAATCAATATCCTATTTATCAGAATGTGCAAGAATTGCTATGCAACAATATAAGCCAGAAATTGCAAAGACACTTGAAGAACTTGAAGATCATGTAGACTTGCCTACAATATATAAAATAATTAATATTGGAGGAGGTATTAGCGTTAATGGAGAAGTAGATGAGCCAGTAAAAGAACAAGCACTAAAACAAGACACTATGGGTAGCGGTTGGGATGAATTAGATTTAGCAAAATTAGAATCTGAGATATTTTTGCTGGGTATATGGAAAGACTATCAAGAATTAGAGGCAAACCTGTCAATGCCTGAATTAGTGGCAACCATTGGATCAATTAGAGATTTAGATTATCAAGAAAAGAAATTTCTTGCAGCAATTCAGGGTGTGGATTTAGACGGGGAAACAAATAAAGATAGAGGACAAAAAGAATGGGAAGACATGAAAGCCAGAGTATTTAGTGGTGGTCAAACCAGCGATAGCAATGATGTATTATCTTTACAGGGTGTAAATGCACAAAAAGCAGGGTTTGGAATAGGAATGGGCCTAGATTACGAAGACCTAACATAATAGGCTGTTTATGCTATAATTGAGGTAACTTACTGAGAGGAAGTTATGACTACAACAGTTCATGAAGAAAAAACAATTACCCTGATTGATGGAACAAAGATCAAGGTAAGACCTCTCAAGATCTCACTTTTGCGTAAATTTATGAAGAAGTTTGAGGGCTTGGGGGCAGTCCAAAATGATAACGATAAGTCTATGACACTTTTAATTGAGTGCGTAGCAATCGCTATGGAGCAGTATAAGCCAGAGTTGGGGGAAAGCATTGAAAAACTTGAGGATGTAATTGATCTTCCTACGGTTTATTCAATCATTGAGGCAGCATCTGGAATTAATCTTTCAGATTCCGCTTTACTTGCTTTAGCACAAGAAGAACTATAACGGTTTAAGGCTAACGGTTAATGGCTGGAGATACAAATAGCAATATTTTTATAAATATTGATACTTCACAAGCAATGGCGCAACTGCGCTTACTTGAGAAGGAACTAACAGCCCTTAACCGTTCCTTAATCGTTGGAACAAAGACTGCAGCAGCAGCGCAAGCAAAATACGCACAATCACTTCTACACAACGTAAATGCCACTGGTCAGTGGACAGCATCAATGACAAGAATGAGCACTGCCTCTGAGCAGTTTGCTACAAACCTAGATAGACAAAGACTATCACTTAAAGAATATTTTAGATATGGTGCAGCATCTACCAAGACATTTGGAAAGATGTTTGGTCGTGAGTTTGACACTATTGAAAAACTTGTAGATAAGCGTGTAAAGACTCTACAGCAACAGTATGTCCAATTAGGACGTGATGCCCAAGGTGCAATGAACTCTATGAAGTTCACTCCAAAGTCATTAAACATGCAAAACTTAACTACACAGTTAATGATGGCAACGCAGCGTCAGCAAATAATGAATAAACTTATTGATGATGGATCTACAAAACTTTTAAACTTTGGTAAAAATACACAGTGGGCAGGTCGCCAACTTATGGTTGGTTTTACAATTCCACTTATGCTTTTTGGCGCTCAGGCAATAAAGGTATTTAAAGAAATTGAAACACAAACTATTAGATTTAAAAAGGTTTACGGAGATATTTTTACAGATCAAGGAGCAACGGACGCTGCTTTAAAAAATATTCGTGCATTGGGAGATGAATATACAAAGTATGGACTTAAGGTTTCTGACACAATTAAGATGGCTGCAGATGCTGCAGCAGCAGGTTTTTCTGGCAAGGGATTAGAGCAACTTGTAGAGCAAACAAATAAACTTGCAGTGCTTGGTGGAGTTACACAAGAAAAAGCATTAGAGACAACGATTGCATTAAAGAATGCTTTTCAGATTGATACTTCAGAAATGGCTGGAACAATTGATTTCCTTAACGCAGTAGAAAACCAAACAGTTGTAGCCCTTGAAGATTTAACAGAAGCAATACCAAAGGTTGCACCAGTTATTCAACAACTTGGTGGCGATGTAAAAGATTTAGCATACTTCATGGCTGCAATGCAAGAAGGTGGAATTTCTGCAGCGCAAGGTGCTAACGCACTTAAGTCAGGTCTTGCATCTTTAATTAATCCAAGTAATGCTGCATCTAAAGCAGCAGCAGCAGTTGGAGTTAACATTAAAGGAATTGTTGAAGCCAACCAAGGAAACCTAAGAAACACAGTAACTGGATTTGCACAGGCACTACAACCACTCACTGATCTTGAGCGTTCAAGAGTTATTGAAAAGGTTTTTGGTAAGTATCAGTTTGCTAGAATTTCTGCACTCTTAAATAACTTAGGAAGAGAAGGAACTCAGGCTGCTCGTGTTCTGCAACTTACAAATGCATCAGTAGAAGAACTTGCAATTTTAAGCCAACGAGAATTAAAGACTCAAGCAGATTCACCAATGAACAAGTTGGCAGCATCTATAGAAAAACTTAAGGTTTCTATTGCTCCAGTTGGAGAGTTGTTTGCTAAAGTATTTACTCCAGTAATTGAATTTATTGGAAAAATGGCTGACAAGTTTAATAATCTTCCAGAAGGAATAAAGAAGGCTATTGGAATTATAACTGTTGTAGTTGGTGGATTAGGACCTATATTCTTAATGACGTTTGGCTTACTTGCAAATGCCGTTGCAAACTCAGTTAAGGGAATTCAGGTTCTTCGTAAAGGCTATCAGCAACTTGCAGCGGGATCAACTGATGCAGCATTAAAGACGCAATATTTATCACAAGAAGAATTAGAAAACATTTCCATCAGTAATGCTCTTTATTCTAAGCATCAACAACTCTCTTCAGCATATGCACTAGAGGCAACAGCCCTAGCATCACTAACAAGTGTTTACTCTAAGGCCAACGCTTCTATGGGAGCCTTTGCAGCAAGCAATCCAGGAATGTTTATGCCTAGAGGAGGACTACTACTTCCAAAGAAGTTTGCGGGAGGAACAACATCTGTTCCAGGACCAAAGGGAGCAGGGGATGTAATTCCAGCAATGCTATCACCTGGAGAGTCAGTTATTCCAGTAAAGCAAACACAAAAGTATTCAGGATTTATTAGTCAGATTATTCAGGACAAGGTTCCAGGATTTTTTGCTGGAAGAGTTGGAGCCTTACCGTCATCGCCAAATATTGTAAGAGGCTCATCTGCAAGAGGTCCTGTTGGACCCATGGCTCCAGTTATTCCAATTGGAGCAAGGCCAATTTCTTCTTCACTTCCTGGAATCAGGTATGCTCAAGAAGGAGACAAGGTTCGTATTTTTGCTGGTGACACATCTTTCTTAATTCCATTAAAAGATATTAGTACATTTAAAGTTAAACTTCAAGAAAACGAAGCATGGATGAAATCACCAATCCATGGAAGTGGAAATAAAAATGTAAGAAAAGATAATACAGAACAAGCACTAATTAAAGCAATTACAAGACCACTAAGTGGAGGTAAAAAGCCTTCACTACGTGAACAATCAGAAATTATTAAACCAGGAGACATATATACTCGTCTTCCAAAAGCAGGTGCACAAAGAAAGAGTAATCAAAATCAAGATATCGCAGATAAGAGATTTAAAGCATTAGTTAAATCAAAAAATCCTCATCTTGCAAAACTACAAAATTATTTACAAAATGAAGAAAAGGTTTATCTTGAAAGAGTATTAGGTCCAGATGTTGTACAGTCTTTAAAGGGTTTTGATGCTAAGAAACTAACCCCAAGTCACATTAGAGAAGTGAGATCTCAGAATCGCACACCTGAAGATTGGGCACCAAGTAAAATTGCAAGAGACTGGGCATGGTTTAACTCTGCACTAAGAGGAACTAAATTTGGAAAAGTTAAGGGTGGGCATCCAGTAAATGCTGCACAAGCAAGAGAACTTCTTGATAATCTAAAAATGACTCCATTTGAAAACCTTCCAAATGATAAAAAGGCTCTTCAAACTGTACTTGAATATAGATTAAATCGCCAACCTTCATATTACGATGACTTTAGATTTATAGACAATGCAATGATGAAGGTTAATCCAGTAAAGTTGGCTGGTGGAGTTGTTTCTCTTGGAATGCCAATTCCATTTAAAAAGGTACAAGCACAACGTGCAATGGCAGAAAAAATAGATGCACAAATTAAGGAAAGTAGATTTAAGAATCTTCCTGTTACAGACACTGGAAGAAAAATACAAAAACTTGGTGGATTTAGCGTTGGTTCAATTTCAAGAGCGGTCAATGGAGTTTATCAATTACCAAATGGTAGAACTGTAGTTTACAAGGCTGTAGAAAGTGAAGAGGCTGCTTTAGCAGAAATGCGAATGTCTACCTTAATGAGAAAGGGTAGCGAACTTGATACTCCATCAAATCAATCAATTAAGGTTATTGCAGATCCAACAGACTTAAGTAAACAAAGAAAAGTCCTTGTTATTGAATCAGACTATAACCCAAGATTTGCTAATCCAACTGGAGAGTTTACACCAAAACAATTTATTAAACAAACCCTAGCCTCTGGTATTCGTGGAGATAAGGATCTTAAGACAGACAATGTTAGTGGTAACGATGTAGTAGATATGAGTAATGCTGGAGTATTCCCGACTGCATCAAATAGAGTTAAATATGCAGATGAGATGAAGTCAGTAGAAGAGCAACTTTTAATAAACTTTGGAGCAGTAAAGGGTGGAGCATCAAAAGACTTTTCAAGATCTGTTCAAGGAATTGCTGCAGAAATGGGTTTTACAAAATTTAAAAACGCAATGCTTAAAGAAATTGAAGAATCTATTCCTAGATATAAAGCAACAATTGATACATTTAAGTTAAACCCAAGAGAAAGAGAACTTTACGATGCTGTAGTTGCTCGTTTAGAAGATGCTAAAAAAGCAGACTGGAAGAAGATTTACAATGCTGCTGTTGGTGATATTCCAGGATATGCAAATGGTATTGTTTCAGTTCCTGGTCCAAAGGGTGCTGGAGATATTCAGCCTGCAATGCTTTCACCAGGTGAGGCCGTAATTCCTGCAAAACAATCTGAAAAGTATATGCCACTTATTCGTTCAATGATTGCAGACAATGTTCCTGGTTTTGCAGAATCAAATGTTGGGGGATTTGGAACTCCAGCCAGCCTAAGAGAAGGTGGAAAATATGCAGGAGCACCAGATGGTCGTGATCCCAGCGCACCTCCATCAACTCCTCCTAACAGAAGAATGTCTCCAGACAGAGTTGAAAGAGCAATTGATAAAATATTTGATAACCCAAGAGTTAAAAAACTTGGGGACAGAATTGACAACTTTGCATCAAAATTAAGAACAGCGACACCAAAGGTTGCAGACTTAGGACAAACAGCAGATAAAACAACTGAGTCTTTTGGTAAAGATAAAACTCGTGGATTCCGTGGATTTTTATCAGGTTACGGAAACGTATCTTCAACAGTTACAAATGAAGACGGAACAACAAGAGCAGCAACTGCTGCAGAGCGCACCAATGCACGTCAAATGAACAGAATGAACTTTACACAAAAGATGATGCCTATGCAGATGGCTGGAATGATGATTCCAATGGCTGCAGGTATGGTTGCTCAAAAGAATCCAGATGGTGCTATAGCAAAGAACATGGATGCAATTATGATGCTATCTATGTTAACTATGCTTTTGCCAATGCTTAATAGTCCACTTAAATTACTTGCAGCAACTGCAGTTGGACTTACTATTGTATTTAAAATGCAGGCAGCAACAATTAAAAAGAATATGATTGAAGGACAAAAGCAAGCAGAAGCAATGAGCATGACCACTAAGAATCTTGAAGAACTTGGAAAGATTACTAACAGAGTCTCTATAACTCAAACCGCTGCAGCAAAAAGAGCAGGAAGAAATACTGATCTTTCTCCAGTAAGTATGGACTTTGGAGCCAACCTTATATCTAGTAGCGAATTTGGTAAAAATCTTAAAAAATCATTCAACAATGCAATAGTAGACCTAGGAGAAGGAGCAGCAGTTAACTCACTGGTTAATCAACTAGGAACTGCAGTATCTCAGGGAGTTTTAAATTCAGAGCAAGCACAATCAATTGCAATTGCACTTACAAGAGATTTAAAAGATGCAAGACTTGAGGTTAGTGTAAGAGGACGATTAATTCAACTTCTTGGTCCTAATGGAAAAAATGTTTTAGATAATCCACTACAGGTACAACTTGAATTAGTTACCACTGGAGAAAAGGTAGCACAGGCTGCAATTGAAAATCTTAATAAGGTTGCAAAACAACAAAAGGGTATTAATACTTTAGGAGAAGGCTTACAACTAGCAGCAGGTACAGCAGGCGGTGCTTTAATTGGAGCAAGAGCGGGAAGCCAAGCAGCAAGTATGGTTGCTGGACGAGGACTTATTGCACAAGAAATGGCAATGACTGGCGCTAAGGGTGCAGGAGTTCTAGGCAGAGTAGCATCAGGAGTAAGAGTAGCACGAACTGCAGGACTTGTTGCTAGTGGAGCAGCAACGGCAACAGGAGTTGGAGCACCCTTTGGAGCAGTTGGTGCAGCAATTACAGCAGTTATTACTGGCGGTATTGATCTAGCAATTAGAAACTGGCAAAAGGGTAAAGAAAAAGCAGTAATAGCAAAAGCAGCAGGTGTAGTTCAAGGACTTGTTTCACAAAACATAACTGCTTCACAAGGAAGTATAGACGCATTAACCTCAATCTTTGATACATCAATTGCAAATCTTGAGTTAAAGAAAAAAACTTTAAAGACAGACAAAGAACGAGCAGCAGTTGATTTAGAAATTGCTGGACTAGAATCTAAAAAGCAGTCTGGTTTGCAAACATTAAGACAAAAACAAGCAAAGATGCTTGCGGATGTTTCTTCAAACTATGATCAAGTTTCAGGTGCAGACCTTCTTGAAAAAATTAGTCCATTTGGTTCTGGCCGTGGACAAGTTCGTGATAAATATATGGAAGCATTTGCAGTTGGAATGCAAGATAAGTTTAAAGATAATGCACCACTTAAAGCACAGGCCGCTGCTCTTCAATCACAACTTGATCAGATTGGTAATGACAAGGTAACACTTGAGATTTCAACCTTGGTTACTTCAGATGTTTTAACTCCTGGCGAGGCATCTGTATTGGTTAGCACTTTAACTAAGGCTGGCGGAGACATAAAGAAAAATCTAAATGCACTTGTTTCAGTTCAAGGAACAGAAGGCGTTCAAAGATTATCTACAATTCTCACAATGCTTCCAGATGAAGACAATCAAAAAAATCTTGTTCTTGCTGTTAGAAACCTAAACAAAGCAGATGCAGATGCAACATTTAGTTCAATAGAAGAACTTGGAAAAATTCCAGATTATATTGGAATTAAGTTAGAAATTGAAACAGAAAAGAGTGATCTGCCAAGAATTAAAGCACGAGGAAAAGAAATTGAAGCACTTAAAAAGCAATTCCCTAATGGACAAGTTACACTTAAGACTCTTGTTAAAATGCAAGAAGAGGCAGGTGGTGTTGGTAAAAACCTTACACTAGATTCTGCAATTAAGCAATGGAGCGAGATAAGTAAACTTGATAAGAATGTTCAACTTCAAGCAATCTTAACTATTGGTTCTATTGAGTATAGCGATAGTTTTGATAAAATTTTAGATAGAGAATTAGAGGCAGACTTTTTAGAAAAAAATCCTAAATTCCGTGCAACTGCTGGAAGAAGCAGAACTGGTGAAAGACTATCAACTACAAAGATAGATCCAAAGGAAAAAGCAAAAGCCCTTGCAGAATTTAAAAAGAATGCAACAAATATAGAAAAAGCAAAAACAGAAGCACTGAATAAAATAAGAGACGAACTTTTCCCAAAAACACCTGTTAGTGGAGCGGTCGTTCCTGGTGCTACAACTCCAAAGGGTGATGGTCCAACAAGAGACGATTCATTCCTTAGTGATCTTGCTCAAAGACTTAAACTTATTAAAGAAGGTGGGTTTGATGCACTTAAGCCATTAGAATCTTTAAGAAAATTCCTTAAAGATGGTGGAAAAACTTCAATAAACCCAGGACTTGATGACCAACGTGGGGCAATCAAGCAAATAGAAGCAGCAGCAAAATCTGCTGGAATTGCTATTGATAAAGACTTTATGGAAATTATTAGAGGTTTAGACGCAGATCAGTTTGTTTTATGGTCAAAAACATTATTTGAAATAGGTAAAAATGGAAGAATCACTGGTCTTAAAGATGACTTTGTAACCATTAACGAAGGATTCCGAAAAGCCACAATTGGTGGGTATATCCAAGATGTAAAAGATGCAAGTAAAGAAATTGAAAACCAAGTTGTTGCCCACAAAGTCTTAACACAAGAAGGATACAATTCACTTGAGATTCAAAAGATATTACAAGATGCAACCTTAACTGCAAAAATTGCAGCACAGGGTGGACTAAAAGCCACCAAGGAAGAGCAAGAAGAATTAAATAAAGAAATACAAAAAACTATTAATCTTAATTATGAACTAAGTAATATTAGACTTAATGATAATATTGAAGATACAAAAATGCAAGTTGAGGCATTTAAAAGACTTACTGCTGCTGGAGTAAAGCATGAAATTATTCTTGAAATATTAAAAGACAAAAACAACGCTTGGGCTATTGGGTCAGCCGATGCAACTGTAAATATTAAAGATAAGTTTGGCGACTTAATAGGAAAAACCAAAGAGTATTCTGATCTTCTTGAGTTAATTAGAAAGCAAACCCTTACATTTGAGCAAGCAACACAAGAAGCAATTGATGCTAACACTGCTGCACTTGATTTACAGGCTAGAACCTTCCAAAATCAGTTTGATATAAAAACATTTGAGTTAAAAGCAGAAATTAAAATAGCAGAAGATGCTGTTGAAAAAGTAAACAAAGATATTCAAGAAGAACAAGATAAGATTGATGATATTAATTTTGAACTTAAGTACGATTCAAAAATTGGTCAAAACCTTCTTGAAGATATTCAAGAAAACATTAACGATGCTCAAAGAAAAATGGAAATTGATTTTGATAGACCTTTGCAGGCTTTATCTGATAGGTCAGCAGTATTGTCAAATGACCTAACATTAATTGATAAAGCCACAGAAGCAATAAATGAAAAATACGATAAGCAAGAAGAGGCACTACGCACAATCTCTGAACTTAATCAAGATATTGCTGCACAAGAAAGAAGCCGTATTTCTCTTGCAGATGCCTTATCTCAAGGAGATATATCTGCAGCATCACAAATAGCAAACGAAATGCGCTCTACTGCTGCGGATGCAGCAAACCGTAGATCTGGAGATTTTATTTCAGAAGCAAGAAAGGCTGAAACAGAAGGGTTAGTTTCTGCAAGTGGTATGACAAGGGCACAAATTGAAGCAGAACAGTTTAGGATTAGTCAGCAGTCTTATGCTCTTGAACAACAAAGAAAAATAGCGCAGGAACAGATACTTGATCTAGAAGATCGAGTTTATGAAATAACAGAATTAAGAGAAGTTAAACTTTTACAAATTAGAGATATTGAAACAATAATTGACGGTCTTAAGTCCGTTCAACTTGCTAAGGCTCAAGAAGAATTAGACAAACTTACTGCAAAACTTGCTGCTGAGCAAGCAATCCTAGACGCACAACTTGCTGGAATTGAAAAACAAAAACTAGCATGGGAATCAGTTCAGATCCAACTTGAAGCGTATAGACTTAAACTAAAAAGTATTATAGATGGTGAACTTACAAGTATGCTTGATATAATTAATAAGATTGCAGCAGCAATGGCAGGCCTTTCAGGATTTAATCCAAAAAGTCCGTATGTCCCACCAACAGGACCAAAGGGGGAAACTCCAGAAGAAAAAGCAGCAAGAGAAAAAAGAGAAAGAGAAGCCAAAGCAGCAGCAGACAAAGCAGCAGCAGACAAAGCAGCAGCAGACAAAGCAGCAGCAGAGGCACTGTTGGCTGCAGCAAAAACTGCAGCAGAAAAAGAAGCAGCAGAAAAAGCAATTGCAGCAGCAAAAGCCGCTGCAGAAAAAGCAGAGAGAGAGGCTGCGTATGTGGCAGCACTTGCAGCAGAAAAAGCAGCAAAAACTGCAGCAGAAAAAGCAGCAGCAGAAAAAGCAAAAGCAGATGCAGTAGCAAAATTTAATCCAACTGATTTAGCATCAAAAGAAAGTGGTGCAATTGGAGCAGCATCAATAGCAGCACAATTGATTGCAGCAGAAAAGGCAGCCAAGGCAACAGCAGATGCAACTGCAGCAGCAAAAATTAATCCAACTGATTTAGCATCACAAGAAAGTGGTGCAATTGGAGCAGCATCAATAGCAGCACAAATTGCTGCAGCGAAGGCAGCAAAAGAAGCAATAGATGCAGCCTCACGTGCAGCAGCAGATGCAGCAGCAAATCAAGTTAAAGGCAAAACATCTGGAGGAAACTATTTTTCTGGCACTACTTACTATAGATCAAATGGTGGCTTAATTCCAAAATATTTTGCTTCAGGTGGAAAATCTATTGGTTCAGACACTGTTCCAGCAATGTTGACTCCTGGAGAGTTCGTAATGAATAAGTCAGCAACAAAGGCTTTTGGACCAATGCTTGCAGCAATGAATGGATCTAAGTTCCCATCAATGTTGCAGAATGGCTTTACGGCACCTACATACCAGACATCTTCAACTAACATTATTGCTCCATCAAATATGTCAAATTCAAGTTCTGTAAACAACAACTCAAGTTCAGTGTATAATTATAATGTAGGAATTAGTGTTAACGGATCTAATCTAAACCCTCAAGATGTTGCAAGGGCAGTTATGACACAGATTAAAAACGTTGATTCACAGAGAATTAGGACACAGAGGTAAAAATGGCCACAGCAGCGTATTTAACGGGTAGACGTAGGTATCAGCGCCCCCAAGCCTTATTATGGTCTGAGAACCCTGGAACACTTGTTAATGGGCTATATGTGCCCAATGGATATGAGGTTCAAGGCAATTTTGATGCCTCTACAGATGAAAATTTAATTAATCAATTTATTGTTCTTTCTGACCATAACCGAGGGGAAATAAACTTTAACCCAACTAGAATAGAGCAAAGACAAAGAACTATCAATGGACGCATGAGGTCATATCACATTGCAGATAAATTAATTATGTCTGTTTCTTGGAATAATCTTCCTTCAAGAGGATATTATCAAAATGCAGGGTTTGATGAGGATGGAGAATCTCCTTATAAAAATGCAACTGGAGAGTTTACATCAGATGGCGGTGCAGGAGGAGTAGAACTTTTAAACTGGTATGAAAACCATACAGGTCCATTTTGGATGTATATGGCATATGACAAATATTCAAACTTTGGAAATGATAATGATGCTTATGGGCACCTAGCACAATATAATCAAATTATGCAAGTTTACATTGCAGATTTTTCATACTCTGTTGTAAAACGTGGTGGGAATAATCACGACCTCTGGAATATTTCGGTATCACTGGAAGAGGTTTAAATGTTTGTAAGTGAAGTATTAAAAACACACCTAGAAACATCTTCAACAATAAGCCTTAAGTCTTTGGTCTTGGCTGAATGGAATATGAACTTACCAGATAATATATTTAAACTTGGAAACTATAGATATAGACCTACAGATTCAGAAGTTCAATATAGAACCCTTCCTATAACTTTTGATCAACTAGATGTTGGAAATTATTATACAGGTGCTACAGATGCAGATATAGTTGTAGATGGTGGATTTGATAATCTAGGAGTCCCGCAACTATTTACATCAGTTAAAGAAAAAATGAAAATGATTTATTCTTTAGAGGACTGTATAAAACCTTTTAGGCCACGTTCTGGAATTAATAAAGCCTCATACTTCAATAACAGATATTTAGCAAACTCTGGAGCAAGGATAGCAGAAAGACCAAGATATTATATGCCATCAAGATATGATGAGTTTAAGTATTGGTCATCATATAGAACAGAAAATAACATTGAACGTGGCGTTGCAAAAAATATATCTAATGGTCTTAATTATATAGATGATGCAGTTCCTTTTGTAATATACAAAGAAAATGTCCCAGCAAATAGAATTGTTGTAAAAATGCAAACAAATGTTGGAACTGCAGACCTTGGTCCGTTTACCACTCAGTCTGAAAGCATAAGTGATCCACTTTTTGGCACTGCAAATAAAACAACTCCAGTTAGATGGAAGATTCAATATTTAGATAATGATAACTGGATAGATGCATATACCTTTAATGAAAACTCTGTACGAGAAGATTCTTCAGCAATTATTCCAGAAGATGGTTATGTTGAGTTAGAGTATGGGCTAAAAATACCATCAGAGTATGTCTCTAGATTTGTTTTTGCAGAAAGATTAACTTCTGCCACGTTGCTACCAGATAAATCTTTTGATGGGTACGCATACCTTGTTATTGAAAATAATAATGAGCGTGGAGAATATTATGTTTGGAATGGAATAAATCAAGAGTATGATACCTTTGTTCCAGAGTATGGATGGGAATTAGGATCAGGAATATTAAATAAAAATACAAAGTTAATAACTGACCTGACCAATCCAGATTTTTTTACTAATGATGCAAACAATTCAACAACCTACAGAGATTTTTCTTATATTCGTGGCATTAGGATTGTTGCAGAAACAATGAATAAGTTTGATTGCACTTTTGATTTAATTGAAATGTCTCCTAGACTAGTTGTTAATATCTCAGATAAGGTAATTGATTTTCAAATAAAAAAGATTCTTTCTGATATTGGAATTACGTCTCTTCCTGTAGGACAATTATTAGCGTCAACTGGAAGTTTATCTTTATTCGATGACGATCAAGCCTTTAACGAAAATAATACTTCTAGTATAATAAATAAATATATAAGAAAAAATATTAAGTTTAGTTTTTATGAATCAATTTTTGATGTTGATGGTGATGAATATTCGGTTCCGATTAAAACGCTTTATTCAGAAGGAATGCCTCAAGCAGATGTAACTGCTGCAACACTTTCTTTAGAGTTAAGAGATTTCTTTTTCTTTTTAGAATCAATGCCTGCGCCAAGACTTTTAACAACTCAAACATCTTTAAGTTATGGAATATCACTACTACTAGATTATATTGGATTTAGCAATTACGTTTTTAAGCGTGTTGAAGGAGAAAATGATCCAATAATTCCATTTTTCTTCATTGCACCAGATCAAAACGTAGCAGAGGTTTTAAATCAGTTAGCAATATCAACACAGACGGCAATGTTTTTTGATGAATATAATAATCTTGTTATCATGAGCAAAGACTACCTTATGCCAACCGCTACACAAAGACCAGTTGACTTTGTTATATCTGGATCAAACAACCAATTAGATACTGGAATTATAGAAAACTCTACTTCTGGAAACTTGCCTAATATTATTTCTATTGCCTCTCAAGACAAAAAAATCTACAATGACGGAAAGATTAACTACACTGCTAGATATATTCAGAGATCTTATGGATCTATCAGACAGTCCTCAATGGTTGATAAAGAAAAAAGTTGGATTTATAAGCCTTCTTTGTTATGGGAAGTCGCTGGTACAGAATCAACAAAAACTATTAATGAGCAAGCATCAAAGCAGGGGAACTATGTATTAGGAGCAATGCCATTAAACTCAGACCTAGTAGGTACGGCTCCCGTTGTTGTAGGTAATGTAATTACGAACAATTTAATAGATCTTGGTGAAAACATTTATTGGCTTACAAGATATAGCGGATATCTATATTCAAATGGAGAAGTTATACGATATGACGCTGCAGAGTTTTCTGTTACAGGTGTAGGAAATGTTTTTATTAGTAGTAATCAAGAATATCAAAAGTATTTTGCTTCCCTTCCTTTTAATGGAAAGATATATCCAACAGGAATAATTAGAATTTACTCAACACCATACTATGAAACTGTTGATGGTATAACACGACTTCAAAATGGACCAGTTGTAGATCATGGACGTGGACAATTTGGAACGCCAATAGTTACTCATTTTGCTGGCATAAATAGTTATTGGTCAAACAACGATTATGTTCGTGGACTAGAAATGCAATCTCAACTATTGTTTACTACTCAACTAGATGAGGATGTTTCTTTGCCTGCAACAGTAGTAGGAACTGCTGGAGTCAACAATCCAGTTGCAAGACAGTCAACAAGAAATAGTATAATTAAAAACTTTATGTCAACCAGTTATTTAACAGAAACAGATGTTAACAGTTTGCCTTCAACTCAATCTGGAACAATACAGTCTTCTGCTTTAGTTTTTAATGGGCCATCATTTAAAACAACAGAAAAGCCACTAAACTTTACCTCTTATGTTTATAAGCAATTAGACAATGCCTATAAACATTTTGGTACAAGAATGAGAATTATTGGTAAGATTGAAAACAATGTTTCAAGAACTCAAACTCCAATAGGAAGTACAACATATTACAATTCTAGTCCAGACAACCCTAGTGGAAATGTTAGCATTGGTGGTGGTTCAGGCGGTCTTGCTGTTTTATTAAATCCAGAGACTAACAATGGTTACTATTTTGAAATTATTGCATTAACAGAAGACAATATTAATTCATACTTAAGACTTGATAAAAACAATAAATCAGAAATCTCAATTAATAATGTTGTGTTTTATAAAATTAAAAAAGATTCTTCAAATAATAATGCTATTCCAGTAAAACTTTGGGGAGGTCTTGCAAAAATTTTAGTTGATGATGGAAGGTTTACAGGCCAACAAAGAATGTCTGGTGACGAAAACTCAACGGTATACGATCTATCGGTTGAATACTTAGACATTGGTAAGACTAGAAGGTTTTATCTTTATATAAACAATCAGTTAATTAAAGTTGTTGATGATTTAGACCCACTACCAACTTACAATAATATGGCTTTATTTGTGCGTGGATCATCTAAATGTATGTTTGAAAATGTTTATGCTTTATCAGAAAACTACAGCCAAAATACAGTCTTTACAGTCAATGAAACAATTGGTCAGGTATTTGGAGACAAGTCTATTGACGTAACAGAGTCTTTTAGAAAATATGCAATGAGTGGTATTGTTCAGTCAACATATCTTTCTGGAATAAGTTCTCAGCAACCACCAAAGTATAATATGTATTTTGAAGAGTTTGGCTCTATTATGCGTGAGTGTGCTTATTTTGATATTAAGTATGATCGTGCATACCCTGCACTTTATGCAAAACTATCACCAACTTTTAATAACATAAAAGGATATACAACTTCAGGTTTTTATGCAGACTCGTACGGTGCTGAGTTTTTAATATTTAACTCAACAGATAAAGCGTTAAACCTAGATGAAACAACAGGAAATTTTTTAAGAATCCAAGGAATTACTTTTACTCAAGATACAACACATGAATTAACGGTAGATGAATTTTTTAAGAAAAGAAGTAATCTTTCTGATCCAGAGTTGTTGGGTAGTACTCTAACCCTATCGCCATTAGTTGAAAAAGCACGGTATGACGAAATTAAATTAAGCAGACTTACCTATGGCAAAAATGAATTTAGTATTGATAGCACATACATACAAACACAAGATGATGCAGAAGCAATGATGAACTGGATTATTAACAAAGTTATGGTACCTAAAAAATCTATAGGGGTAAATATATTTAGCATTCCTACACTTCAATTAGGAGATATAGTTACAGTAGACTACAAAGATAATGACGGACTTAATCTAGTTACATCAAACTTATCTAGATTTGTTATTTACAACATTGAATATTCAAGATCAATTGAAGGACCATCTATGACTATTTATTTGAGTGAGGTATAAAGTGCCAACTGCAGAAGAAAATATGGCTGCTCAACTTGCAAAAGCAGCAGAATGGCGAGCAAAAGGAAGAGAGGATAGGGCTGCTACAGCAGAGGCTGCTGCAGATAGGTATAAAAGAATTGCTGAAGCAAAAACAAAAATTGAAACAGCATCAAAAAATATTGCAGCAATAAAAGAAAAGATTACAACTTTACGTCCTCCAACTCCAACACCTACTCCAACCCCTACGCCTACTCCAACCCCTACGCCTACTCCAACCCCTACGCCTACTCCAACCCCAACACCTACTCCAACCCCAACACCTACTCCAACACCAACTTACAAACCTCCAATAACATTAAGTTCTTCTTTAATAACAGAAACTAAGGTTTCTCCAACCCCAGCAAGCCCAAGAATACTGCCTGCTCCAACACCACCACGACCTCCAGCAAAAACAGCACCAATTGATACAGTTTTATTTAATGATGAATCTATCTCGCCAGAAATAATGATTGATCTTGTTTTTGAAGATATTGGTGGTCATGAATTGTTAAGTATATCTAGAAATGACATTATTAACGGACAAAGAGTTTCTTATTCTCCAATTAAAAATCTAGGACTAATTCAGCAAACCTATAATCCAAACAATCTTTTTTCTTTACAAAAAACCTCAGACAAATATTTTGCTAATTTTGCTATAAAGTTTGATGAAAAGGTACCACAAGAAGGTAGCGGAGAAAATGGAGTAAACGTGTATATTGAAGAAGAGACGGGGGACCTAATAATTGAAACTGTTAATATGAATAATGATGAACAAGTAGAATCTGAAATTGCTATAAATGGTACAATATATGAGGTGAACTTTGGAGAAACTGTATCATGATAACTAATAAAGGTAAGAGTATTATTGGAAAGTATATGCTTGGTCAAGCACCAGCCTATGCGTCGTATCTTGCTGTTGGTTGTGGTCCAAAGCCCCTACAAACTGAAGACGTAGCAGATAATTTTGCAACAAAAGAAAATTTAGATTTTGAGATGTTTAGAGTTCCTATCTCTTCTAGAGGTTTCGTAAACGAAAACGGTATTGATAAGATAGTATTAACAGCAGAACTGCCAACAGAAGAAAGGTATGAGATTACAGAGGTAGGCCTATACTCTGCAGGATCAAACCCTTCTGCTGGAGCATACGATAGTAAAACAGTTTTTTCTTTTGCTCAAGGCGAGTCTTGGGTCTATCATACTGCAAGTGCTGCATTGGCTATAGAAACAATTGCATCACCTCTTGACGATCCTCTAGATGACAACGTTATAGCACAAGATAGTGTTTTTCAAACAAATGCAGATAACGCAATTTTTTATAAAACAAATCGTCTTGAAAGATATGAAAGAGCAAGATTTTTAAACAATACAATTTTAATTCCAGGAGATGATTCAGACTTGACCTTAGATGGCGGTGGATCTGGAGGAGTAGATCATATAGTTGTTGAAGATGGGTCAAACCATATACATTTAACAGGACCAAACGTTGATTTTACAGAAAACTCACCAACAGATGAACTACGTCTTGCATTTTCTTTAGTAAATAAAGACGGAGACTCTGTTTCACTTCCAGATACTATTAGAATCCTAGTAGATTTTGCAGCAACAGATAGTTCGTCCCCAACAACTTATGCAAGGTTTGAAGTTGATATTGAAGATGGTGTAGATGGATATGACTTTGCAACAAATAGATATTTTGTAGTTTCAAAACAACTCCAAGAACTTTACACTAGTCAAGATTTTACTTGGGACGCAGTAACCGTTGTTAAAATTTACGCATGCGTTCTTGATACTGGAGTAAGTGGCGGACCTCTACCATCATCTGATTATTATATTGCATTAGATGCCATGAGATTAGAAAATATTTCAACGGTAAATCCCTTATATGGACTAACAGGATATTCTGTAATTAAAAATTCAGATGAGACAACAATTATTAAATCTCCAAATACAAACAACTATATTGAGTTTAGATTTTCTATAGGTGTAACATAATGCCTGATGCAAATATAAAAAAAGTTAGAATACCTAAATCATCTTTGCCTCCAATAGATAACGAAACTCTTGCATATAATCTTAGGTATAGAATTATTTCCGAAGATAAAAACAGAACATCGCATTGGTCTCCTGTTTATAATGCAGATGGAATCTCAGTTGCTGGAACCTCTGGAGCACTTTCAATAACTCAGACAATAATTACAGCGGTTTGGGGAGATGAAAACCTACACCCAGCATATGACGTATTTGTTAGTTTTGATGGAGATCCCTTTTATTGGCACGGTACATCAGCAGTTCACTCATATTCATTTTTAAATGAAGGTTCAACAACCGTACGAGTAAAGGTTCAACTAGTATCATCTAAAAAAGTAATTAAAGCAGCGCTTAATATCTTTGACTCTGGAACAGAGTCTTTGGTATAATTTAATAGGAGGAAATACATGGCAAAAGTACCACTACCAGAAAGAGGTCAACCTCTTGATGTAACTTATATCTATCAGTTAGTTGAGGCTGTTAATGATTTATCTACCTCAATTTCTGATGCAACATACAATTACACAGATGTTGATGTTGTAGGTGCAGATAAAAAGAGTTTAAAAACTTCAGAAACTAAGTTTGTTGCAAAATTTAAAAGAATTGCAGATGCAGAAACTGTAACAGCAGGTCAAGAAAAAGAATATTCAGTTCCATATTCTAATTTTAAATTTCCTCCAATTGTTACGGCATCTGTTGTTAATACAAGTGGAACAAGTGCAGGAACAAATACATCAGTAGTAATATCAAAAATATCTGCATCAGATGTAAGTTTTATTGTAAAATACGGAACATCTGGAACGGCATCTGTAGGTGTAAATATTATTGCTATTGGAGTTCCCAACTAACATGACTTGCAAAAGATGTGAAGGAAAAATGTTTGTTGACAGAATACATTCAAACATAGATCACCTAGAAACATATTGTGTCAAGTGTGGAAATAGAAAATTTTACCATCCACCTAGCGAATCTTTGGAGGGAAAATGGTTACTGCAAAAGGAAAAATTCAGAGCGAAGCATATAATAGCGAACCTGTAATTTCTGGCGGTAAAAAGATATGGTTCCTTAATGGAGACTTAGTAAGACTTCATCACAGTTCTAGATCAACAGGAATGGTAACTGTTTATAATATTAACAAAGATAGATTAGAAACTTGTTTACGTTCTGACTTTAGAAAAAACAGAAAAAGAGCATATACAGTTGCAGAGACTGCTAAGTTAGTTAATCGTCATAGAAAATATATGCCAAGATTAATAAAACGAGGAGTGATTCCTCCACCAGTTGGATCTAGCATTGATGGTAAAACAGGTTTTCAAATAAGAGCATACTACTCAGAAGACCACGTTAGAGATATTTGTGCTATACTTTCAACTATACATATTGGACAGCCAAGAAAAGATAAATTAATAACAAACAACATGACTCCTACAAGCCAAGAGTTGACAAGGCGAATGGGAGACGGTATACTTACATATACGAAGACAGAAGATGGACGATTTATTCCAGTGTGGAGTGAGTCTATTTAATAGTTGAATGGGTGGATAATGGAAAACGATAACACAAAGGTATCTGTAACACTTGGATATACACTTAATCTAGGAAATTTTCAGTCACTACGTCTTGATTTAGGTATTGTAGATTCAAAGCGTGAGGGTGAAAATGTAGATGAGGCTTTTAGTCGTGTCTATAAGTTTGTAGAAGATAAACTTACAGAAAAGATTCAAGAAGCAAAGTCTGAAATCTCAGAGTAATGGCTGAGCGCAAAGACCGAATGGCTTTGCTCAGTAGGTTTAACAAGTTTTACCTGCAGAGGTATGAGCAGAAGTCTAACATGAATCTAAACGTTGAGCAGTGGGCTGCTGATGCCCTTGTAGAGTCATATGGAATTGCTCAGTGCTACGACATTCTTGAATATTATTTTAGTATTGCACAAGAACCTTCATGGAATTATTTTGCATATAATGCAGAAAAGATTATTAACGGAAAAGCAGAAGTAGAGCAAGACAAAAGAGAACGTGAAGAGCGAAGAAAATTAGCAAGGGAGTGGTTAAGTGAATAATACAGAGGCAAAGTTAATTTCTGCAGTATTACAAGATAAACAAATTCACGTATTACTTCAAGCAAATGTTGAGACATTACTAAGAACGCACAATGACGTATGGAATTTTATTCGTTTATATTCTGAAAATAATCAATGCCTACCACCAGCAGACCTAGTTACAGAAAAGTTTAGAGACTTTGAGCCTGTTCCTGGAATTGGAGCGACCAAGCATCATCTAGCAGAATTACAAACAGAATATCTTAACGATAGTCTAAAAGATATTTTACGTAATGCTGCAGGAGAAGTACAAAGCGGTAATGGTGGAGAAGCCCTTGAGCACTTGATTACAAAGACATCAGAGTTAAAAAAGAACACTTCTGCAATTCGTGATATCGATGCAACAGATCTTGAGTCTGCAGTTGCATACTACGAAATGGTTCAACAGCAACAGATTACTGGGCAGGTTGGAATTAAGACAAACCTTCCAGGTTTTGATAACTATCTTCCATCTGGAATTATGCCAGGACAGTTAGGTGTATTTCTTGCTTACCCAGGAATAGGTAAGTCTTGGATGGCTTTATACTTTGCAGTTCAAGCATGGAAGCAAGGCAAGTCACCACTTATTATTTCTCTTGAAATGTCTGAAACAGAAGTTCGTAATCGTATTTTTGCAATTATGGGTGAAGGTCTGTGGTCACATAGAAAGTTATCTAACGGAGAAGTTGAGATTGACATGCTTAAGAAATGGCATGCTAACAAGGTTGCTGGTCGCCCAGAGTTTCATATTATCTCAAATGATAGTGGTGGAGAAGTAACTCCTTCCGTTATTCGTGGAAAGATTGATCAGTACCGTCCAGACTTTGTAGTTGTTGACTACCTCCAACTTATGTCTCCAAACCAAAAGGCTGACTCTGAAACGGTACGAATGAAAAACCTTTCAAGAGAACTTAAACTAATGTCTATTGGTGAAGAAGTACCTATTATCGCTATCTCATCTGCAACACCAGATGATGTAAAGGATCTATCAAGTCCTCCAACGCTTGGACAAACTGCTTGGTCTAGACAGATTGCCTATGATGCTGACTGGGTTATGGCACTTGGTCGTGCAACTAATAGTGATATTATTGAATGTGTTTTTCGTAAGAATCGTAATGGGTTTATGGGCGACTTCTTAGTTCAGGTAGATTTTGACAAGGGATACTACAGGTATAAAGACTATGAAGACAAGTAACATATATACACAAGAACAAATCAAACGTGTTCTTGTAGGTTCTGGAGTTGATATTGAAGCAGAGTTTGGAAACGACTTTATAATTTTTTGTCCTTATCACAATAACAACAGAACACCTGCTGGGGAGGTTGCAAAGGATAGTGGATTATTCTTTTGCTTTGGTTGCCAGACAACAAAGAACTTAGAAGAATTAATTATGCACATGTCTGGGCGAACATATTTTGAAGCAGTTCGCTATATTAAAAGTAAAGAGACAGAGCACGACATTGAAAAGTTAGTTAATAAAACATTGGTTGCACCACCAGAGTTTACTCCATATGATGAATTAATATTAAAGCGTTTGCATAACCAATTACTTGCAGATGAAAAGCCTAAGAATTATCTTAAGTATAGAAAGATTAACAGTTCTTCATTTACAAAGTTTTCACTTGGCTACTCAGAAAAGCAAGACTCAATAACTATACCAATGCATTCACCAGATGGTATGTGTCTTGGATTTGTTGCAAGAACAATTGAAGGCAAAGACTTTAAGAATACACCAGGATTACCAAAGGGTAAAATATTATTTAATCTGCACAGAATTAAATCATCTGGTACAGTATATGTAGTTGAATCATCCTTTGATGCTATTCGACTAGACCAAGTAGGTTTTCCAGCAGTTGCTACTCTGGGGGCTAATGTATCTAATTCTCAAATTAGATTGTTAGAAAAGTACTTCACAAACGTTGTACTAATTGCAGATAACGATGAGGCTGGTAATATAATGAAAGATAAGTTAGTTGAAAAACTTGGATCTTTGGTTACTACTATCAGACTTGATAAAAAATACAAAGACATAGGTGATATGGAAGATGAAGAAATTAAGAACTTAGAGTTCCAGTTTGACAAATCTATATCTGCTATGCTAAACTAATATAACAACACGAAGGAGAAAAAATATGAGTATTGTAAAGGGATTGAAGAACATCGAAACCCTACTCGAAAAGCCAAAGTATGATGAGAATGCACCAAAGGTTAAGTGGCTAAAACTTGCCGATGGACAATCAGTAAAGATCCGATTCATTGAAGAGTTGGACGAAGATTCTGCAAACTATAGTGCAGAGCGTGGACTTGCACTAGTTGTTAAAGAACACACAAATCCAAAGGACTACAAGCGCAAGGCTGTAGACACAATGGAAACAGAAGGTCGTGACTGGGCAGAAGAGATGCATCGCAAGGATCCAAAGGCTGGCTGGAGAGCCCGTCTTCGTTTCTATTGCAACGTTCTTGTAGACGACGGCATTGAAGCACCGTATGTTGCAATTTGGAACATGGGTATTAGCAAGCAGTCATCATTTAACACAATTCGTGAGTATGCTCTTGAAACAGGAAGCATCTCTAACGTACTATGGAAGTTAAAGCGTAATGGTCAGGGAACTGAAACTAATTACACACTTATTCCATCAGCACAAGAT